GAACCAAATGACAGAAGACGAAGAAGAGGGTGATTCAACCACTTCATCAAATTCAGATTGGACAGCAGATGGCGAAGACGAGACCGACGAAGAAGACGATTCAAATTCTAATGGAGTCGAGCCTTCTGACGAGGACGAAGAAAATTACACTCCAGAAGCTGGCGACGTGACCGACGACGGAGAAGAAGACGATTCAACCGAAGAGCAAATGCTAGGTGACGGAGCCGGAGACGACGTTCCATCAAATTTACGAGTCGCATCTCAAGAAGCTTTAGACAAAACACTTGATGCCGACAGACTTGACAAAGAAGACCACGGCGAGTATTTCAACTTTGTAGAGCCAAGCAGAATGGATATGATGTCAGCGGTGGTTCCTTACAGCAATATCAGAAAAGGTAGACTAGAAAACGAGTACTGGTCAAGCTGGGCAGCTGATGCTAGAACAATCGAGAAATTCAAAAATTTCAAAGCTACTTCCAAAAAATTCGTCAACAACCTCAAGATGGAGTTCGAGATGAAAAAGTCAGCCTATCAATACTCAAGAGCCACAACGGCTAAGACTGGCAAATTGGACGTTAACAAAATCCACGCTTACAAATACAGCGAGGACATTTTCAATTCAGTAACCAATCTAGCAGATGCCAAATCTCACGGAATGGTTTTCCTAGTGGATATGTCTGGCTCTATGAATCGTGTGATTAGCGACATTTACAAACAAATGGTTAACCTTTCACTCTTCTGTAAAGCAGTTGGCATTCCTTTCAAAGTTTATGGTTTCACAAATGATTATGGTAAAGAAACCCATATCGCACCTGACCATTGCACGATTGATTTCTCCCGCACTCAAGTGAGAGAGCTTATCTCAAGTGATTTGAAAAAGACAGCTTTCAACGAAGCAATCTACGGAATGTTTGTCACAGCTTCACTTTTCTCTTACAATTACAATTCAGTTTCAGAATACGAGCAGTTGGGTGGTACTCCACTTGCCGATTCAACTATCATACTGACACAAATCATAAAAGACTTTCAAGCAAAATACAAGATTCAAAAAACTCACGCGATGATTCTAACAGATGGCGAAGGTAACGGTCTTAGCTTCTACAACACGGGTCACAGTAAGTATACTGGAATCGGTAAACTATTCGGCAAGACAATCGAATTTGGCAGAAGTGATTTCCGCCAAAGACGTTCAATCCAACGCCAAATCAATCAGCATCTCAAAGATGTTACAGGAGCGACATTGACTCACTTTTTCCTAATGGACCAAGCATCCGACGTTTATTCAGCCGGGTATGACCCTTTAACTTCCGACGAGAAAAAAGTATTCAGCAAAGCTGGTATCATTACTCGTGACGGAGACGAAGGTTACGACAGAGTTTTCCTTATCAACAACAGAAAGAAAGTTAACCTTAACGATTCTAACGATTTCAGCCAAGTTCACACCGAAGGTTTGAGTGACGCTCAATTAGCAAGAGCATTCGTTAAGAATCAAACGGATCGCAAAAGCGAAAGAATCTTTGTTAACAAATTCGTGGAGATGGTAGCCTAATGAAAACATCTAAAAAGAAAATAGTTGAATGGTGTCAAGCCAATATTAGTGAAATGGGTTATCCAGTCGATGCAGATGCTATGGATAAAAGATGTTTCAGATGTGCTGAAGAAAGACCAACTGAAAGATGTCACGTGATTCCAAAGTCTTTAGGTGGAGTAGATGAGCCACATAATTATAGATTACTTTGCAGTGAGTGTCACGAAGAGGCGCCCAATGTAAATGATTCAGAAGCAATGGATAAGTGGATTATAGATTCAGCCAAAAAATGGAACCCCGATTTAATGTATGGTGTATACTGGAAAAACAGAAAAATATTTGAAAACACCATGGAAGCTACATCAATTCACTTTGGATATGGAAAAATGAATCAATCAACTAAGGAATGGGTGGTAGAAACATGTAAGAAAAAGATAGCTGATTCACAAGTTATTCCGGCCGAATCACTTACGAAATTTGTAGAAACTTTGAAAAATAACACTCAAAGCCTTGATACTAAAGGGCTTAGAACACGACATAAAATTGTACAAATCTGACAATATATGTTATAATATAGGTATATTATGGGAAACATGACTAATAAAATTAAAAAATATCACTCAGAGGCGGAATCGCTTCTTTCAAATCTCAAGCCGGGCGTCACTTATCGTATTAATGACCTCATTGCTGAGACCGGGTATACTCCCACTATCGTTCACTACATCGTTCGTAGAGCGTTAGTCCAAGCAAAACCAGGTTCGCCTTTATGGTCGCTTCCTGTTACAGAATCAGCCGCGACACCAGCTGCTGCTTCCACTATGAATTTAGCAACCGCTGTGACTTCAGTAAAGTCCAGTGAGGTTTACATACCAGAAAAAGAAGCCGAATACGTCAAGTGGGGTGCTTCTAAAGACATCGAGGCGATAATGAAATCTCGCATGTTTTATCCAGTTTATATCTCTGGCCCATCTGGTAACGGTAAAACTATGATGGTTGAGCAATCAGCTGCTCGAGCCAAAGTTCCTTTCCTACGGGTTCAAGTTACACCAGAAACTGACGAAGACGATTTGATTGGCGGATTCCGACTAATCAATGGCGATACAGTTTTCTGTAAAGGCCCAGTTATCAAAGCCATGGAAGAGGGTGCACTTCTTCTGATTGACGAGATTGACCGTGGTTCAAACAAAATCATGTGCCTCCAAGGTGTTCTTGAGGGTAAACCAGTTCTTATTAAAAAGACTGGCGAGACCGTCACACCAGCAGCTGGCTTCAATGTGATTGCCACAGCAAATACAAAAGGTCGTGGCTCAGAGGACGGACGTTTCTCAGCAGCTACAATCATTGACGACGCATTCCTCGAGCGATTCGTATCAGCTATCAATCAGCCTTTCCCAAGCAAAGGTATTGAGAAAAAGATTGTTGCCAATCACATGGACAAGTTTGATTGCCGTGACGAAGACTTTTTAGACAAGCTAGCTACTTGGGCGGCTATCATTCGCAAGACTTTCGAAGTTGATGGCGTTGATGAAGTTATTTCAACTCGCCGATTATGCCACATCGTGAAGACCTTCTCGATTTTCAAAGACCGAGTCAAATCTATCGAGATGTGCACCAATCGTTTCGATGTCGACACCATCACAGCTTTCAGTGATTTATACTCTAAGATTGATGCAGGAGAACTAACCGACGAGGTTAACGAAGAGCAACAAATCAAAGACGATATTAACTATCACTATAATTAATTTCCCTAATAAACCTTAATGCTCTCACCCCGATGCTCAACGAAAAGATGTATGAGCCATTCGAAAATCGCGGGGTGAGGCATTATTTTATTTACATTTTACAAAAATAGTATATAATAATACTTATAAAATTAATCATATTATGCAATTAAGTAAAGACACAATCGCGAAGTTAAAGAACTTTGCAACAATCAATCCGAACCTCGTCTATAAAGGCGATGGCCGACTAACCACTATTAGTGAGGTAAAGAACATTCTTGCCGAAACTAATATTACGGAAGATATCAAATCATCATTTGGTATTTACGACTTGACGGAGTTTTTGTCAGCATTATCTCTTATACCAGATGGTGACGTGACATTTACTGATACAGCAGTTGAAATCAAAGGCGGAGGTGCAAAACTTAAATACACTTATGCCGACACTAATATTCTAACTGCGCCTACTAAAACAATTGATATGCCACCTGCAGATGTCACTGTAGTACTTACTGCAGAACAGATTGATGCCATTCGCAAAGCTGCGAGTACGTTGGGTCACAATGTTTTGAGATTTGAGATGTATGACAATAATAAGATGTCAATCTCAGCAGTAGATTCAACTGGAGCAAGTAAGAATACTTATTCAATCGATTACGATACATCAACGTATGCAGATAATGTGCGTTTTAAGTTTGATATCTTAATAAATAATTTAAAACTAACGCAGGGACAGTACACAGTTTATTTATCACATAAACTAATTTCTAAATGGGAAGGTGAAACAACTAACTACTTTATTGCGCTAGAGCAAACATCAACATTTGAAAATGGAAATTAAGTCTTATAAGTGCGCTGAAATAACCGACCCTAATATTAGAATGATATTAGGGTTAGATAACCAGCCCCCACGTAACAAAGAAAAGTACAAGGGGCGAATGGTTTACGAACATAAAACTGGTGGCTACATTGAAGTTTTGTCACCACAATACTATTCTTCAAATAAGAAATTTTTTACAAGAAGCGGAAACAGAAGTATTCTAAAACAAGTATGAGCTGGAAAACCACCACAGATGAACTATGCAGAATCGTTCACGATGCGGCTAATTCGCCAATATCTGATAGAGCAAAAGGTATGCTAATAGATAGAACATTGCGAATTATATCAAACGTTATCAGTAACGAAGATGAATCAGCAGGTCAAAATTCTTTGACTGCTAGGAATGGTGCATTGTATTGGAGTAAGAAAGCCTATGCTAAATATAAAGAATTAGTACAATCTGGTTTATCACATCGCCAGGCTTGTAATGCTAAGGATGCAGATGGTAAATCAATTTATATCAATGAACATCAGTACCCAGTCAATATTGCCAAACAAGGTGTAATGTTTGATGGGTGGAGTCTTGACAAATTGAAAGAACATATGTATAATTATGGTAAATTTATAGTAGTTCTTAAGCAACAAGATAAAGAATTACTATCAACAACAACGGATATGAACATCGCAGAAGAAAGATACGCAGATGCTAATATTCAAATAATTAAAATAACAAACTAACCTAGGAAAGTTATGAGTGAAAACGAAACAAATCAAAATCCAGCAGATGCTGGTTTAAATGTACAAGACATCGTCAATGTCGTAAAGATTATTGATGTGGTCTCCGACCGTGGAGCGATTAAAGGTGATGAATTATCATCTGTAGGTCGTGTTCGCGATCGTTTGGTAGGATTCATACAAGCGAATCAGCCACAACAGCCGGCTGGCGGTGAGGACACAGTTCCTCCGACAGAAGATGTAGCACCAACTGAAGATGGTGACGCAGAAGTAATTGATTCAGTAGTAGAAGATAGTTAATATGGGTAGTGAGTTCTTATGGTGCGAAGAGTACCGACCAAAAACAATCGACGATTGTATCTTGCCAGATGATTTAAAGACTACGTTTAAAACGATAGTCAAAAGTGGTAAAATGCATAATATGTTATTATCTGGCTCGGCTGGATTAGGAAAGACAACTGTCGCGAAAGCTCTCTGCAATGAACTCAACCTAGACTATATACTAATCAATAGTTCAGAAGACAGTGGAATTGACGTACTCCGTAATAGGATACGACAATTCGCTTCTTCTGTATCTTTAGGTGGTACGGACTCGTTCAAGGTCGTAATCCTTGACGAGGCTGACTACTTAAATCCGCAATCAACCCAACCAGCTCTTCGTGCTTTTATTGAAGAGTTTTCAAAGAACTGCCGTTTTATATTTACTTGCAATTTTAGAAACAAGATTATTGAACCATTGCAATCACGATGTGCAGTTATAGAATTTAACACGACAAAGAAACATCTGGCATCTCTTGCCGCATCGTTTCATAAAAGACTCAAGGGTATTCTTGACGAGAAAGATGTAAAGTATAATGAACAAATACTTGCCGAATTGATTATGCGTCACGCACCAGATTGGAGACGAGTCGTAAATGAAACCCAAAGATATTCCGTAACTGGTGAATTATCACCAACTGCGATTATAGGATTATCAGAACAGAACATCGCAGCATTAGTTACACACCTTAAAGAAAAGAACTTCAAGTCTATGCGTTCTTGGGTAGCATCAAACCCCGACTTGGATTCTAGTACGATTTTTAGAAAGCTGTATGATAATTCGTATGACATTCTAGAACCAATGTCGATTCCTCAGTTGGTTTTGATATTGGCAGACTATCAACACAAAGCCGCATTCGTTGCAGATAAAGAATTAAACATTGTGGCTTGCATGACAGAGATTATGGGGTCTCTAAAATTTAAATAATGAAATTAGGAAAACAACATATTATCTTAGCCCTTGCTATCCTTTCTTTTTTGGTGGCATTGGTAGACACTGCAGCGGGAATTTATGTCGCTGTTTTTGCAAACGTAATCGCAAACTATATCACAGTATCTCGTCAAAAAGCAAAGATTGTTAAGTTAAGAGAAAAGAAAGAAAAATCTTTAACAGTCGATGAATTTAGAGAAGCTGAAATGAATGCGCATCCTCACAGACCTTATCCACGACACGACACATGGAAGTAGATTCAATATTTGTAACTGCAATGTTTGTTGCAGCATTTGTAGGTATATGCTATTTAAGAATGACAATATAAAGAAGGTTGTCATTTGGCGAATCTTATCAATTGTATTGTGTACACTGATGGCCAGAATTTGGTTCGGTGATTGGCATGTTACACTGTTCGGTATTTTTATTTCGTTTGTAATGACAATTGTTCATTACTATTTTGAAAAGGCTTGGAATTTTATACATAAATAAACTAATGACTACATTTACGTCCGAACAGGATTGGCATAAAGGAATAAATAAATTTCATCAAGCTAGTGTTATTGAAGCAGGGACTACAAGAAAGCCCGACGATTTAACTTTTGCTAGAGGTAGACATTTAAAGAAAGCTCTGAATAGGATAGAGATAGATGGAGCCTTTTTAGAATTTGGTGTATTCTCTGGTAAAACCATTAACACAATTGCATCTCACGATAAAGCAATTGATAAAATGATACATGGATTTGATTCCTTTGAAGGTTTGCCTGAAGATTGGTTTACTAATAGTACGACAAAACCATCACATAAAGCAGGTCATTTTGCAAGAGACCTACCAAAAGTTGAAAAAAACGTAAAACTCTGGAAAGGTTGGTTTAAAGATAGTATATCAAAATACTTAGAAGAGCACCAAGAACCAATTGCTTTTCTACATGTTGATTGTGATTTATATTCAAGTACTGTAGATGTCTTGCACGGATTAAAAGATTATATTGTTGAAGGTACTGTTATAGTCTTTGATGAATTTTTTCCGTGGGGTAGAAAGAAGTATGAACTATGGGAACGTAATGAATACAAAGCATTAAGAGAATGGGCAATTGAGTTTGACAGACATCTTGAAGTATTATATCATAGTTCTCATCAGCAAACTTCAATTAAAATATTAAAATGACACCATTTGATTATATAAATTCAATTAACTTTTCAAAAGCAAATCTTATTGTAGATGAAAAGACAGAGAAAGATTATCTACCTTTTATTGTCAATAGAGGTCTAGGTTACTTTGCTGATACAGTTCTATTAGCAAATGAGATGAATCTAAACGGTCAATTAGATAAGAAGTTACAATATGATTTTCTTCGTATTATAGTAAAGAAAAAGAAAAGATTTAGTAAGTGGTTAAAGAATAAAGATGATGCTAAATTAGATATCATAAAAGAATACTATGGTTATAGTACATCCATTGCTAAACAGGTATTACCTCTATTTGAAGACGCTCAGATAAAAGAAATGAAGAAAAAACTAGACAAGGGCGGCAGTTCAAAGAAATAATTATTATAAATATCTTTAATGAACGAAGATATTATAGAATGGACACCGGGTGATATGTTGGAGGTTGCGTTAAACGAACCAGACGACTTTCTCAAGATAAAGGAAACACTAACTAGAATTGGTGTAGCTTCTCAAAAAGATGTGAATACATTATTTCAAAGCTGCCATATTCTACATAAGCAAGGACATTACTTTATCACACACTTTAAAGAACTATTTTTACTTGATGGTAAACCATCAACATTAACAGAGAGTGATTTGGCAAGACGCAATACGATAACTTCATTACTATCAGATTGGGGCTTATTAGACATAGTCAACCCAGATGTTATGGACAGTTATGCTGACATGAAATACATTAAGATTATATCTCATGCAGACAAAAACGAATGGAACTTGGAATCAAAATATACTATAGGTAATTCCAAAGGTAGAGCGTATTCATAGTATAAATAGAATCGTTGTGTTCAACAGAGCACAATTAAGTGTTCGTTGACAGTTAACGTATATATGAAAACGATAATGCTCGCATTACTGGCATGCATATTTGTCAGTGCCTATGGACGCGAAGAATTAGAAACATATAACTTACCGTCTGCATTTTTTGCAACAGCAGGTGATTATGTTTATATCGCAGCCCATATTAATAAAAACGGAGTCGTATACAAAGCAAGAGTACATGAAACAAATGGTAATCTTGATTTTTCACACGAAGCCTTGCAAGCAGTTAAAAACTGGATATTCAAACCTGAATACTATAATAAAAATGTTATAGTGCCAATCAGAGTTATTGAAGATTACCCAGCGATTGCTTCATTAAACTAGAAAATAAACCTGGCCCAATCTTTTTTATAAAGGTTGGGTCTTTTTTTGTATAAATATAAAGTGAAGATGCACACCAACGTGGTCTTCATACAATTATAACTCGCTTAACAAAGGAGAAAACATGACATACACATACCCAAACGGGACCATCTGGTCCGTAGGATTCGACCAAGTCTTCAATAGACTTGAGCTATTAAATAAACAAACTGCATCATATCCACCTCACAATATTGTGAAACATGATGAAGATAACTACGAAATCGCGATTGCTGTCGCAGGCTTCTCTCAAGATGACCTTTCCGTAGACTACCAAGAAAACATATTAACAATCTCGTCTAACGCAGTAGAAGAAAATGATGAGAAAGTATATGTTCATAAAGGTATCGCTAAACGCAAATTCAAGAAAGAGTTTACGTTGGGTGAATACATTGAAGTAGATGGTGCAGACTTAGTAGATGGTATTCTATCCGTTTATTTAAAGCGCAACTTACCAGAAGAAAAGAAACCACACAGCGTTTCAATCGGTACAGGTAAGAAAAAAGAGTTCCTCGCAGAATAGATTGGTCGGAGGTTTCTTTTAGAAACCTCCTTTTTTCTCTTTACATTTGTGCAGTTATATAATGTATGAATAATTATGTAGACTTCTATACTTCCGTCGCTCGACGCGGAAACAATATTTTATATCGTGGATACGACACCGAGGGTAAACAAGACCTTCGTAAAATTAAATTCAGACCTACACTTTACGTAGAGTCAAAGAAATCAAACACCGAATGGAAAGGACTTGACGGCACTCCAGTTGAACCAATGCTGATGCCTTCTATGCGAGAGTGTAAGGATTTCATCACGCAGTATGGTGACCTCAAGAATTACAAAATCTTTGGCAATACCAAACACGTTCACGGCTGTATTCAATCTTTATTTCCAAGCGGTATCAACGCAGATACTAAACTTATCAATGTGGTAACGATTGACATCGAGACAGCATTTGACGATGGATTCCCACATCCTCGCGAAGCTTCACAAGAGATACTCGCGATTACAGTCAAATCAAGTCGCAACGATAAGTATGTGGTCTTTGGAATGAAAGACTATGATGCCAGTAAAACTGAGGTTGACCTGGATATTGAATACTTCCAATTTTACAACGAGAAAACTATGCTGTCCGCATTCCTAGAGTGGTGGAAAGAACCATTCAATACGCCAGATGTTATTACTGGTTGGAACACACGATTCTTTGATATACCATATATTGTCAATCGTATGGCTCGTGTACTAGGTGAGAACGAAACAAAATATCTTTCGCCTTGGGGATTGATAGAACAGAGAAAGATATTTGTTCAAGGACGTGAGAACATCACCTTTGATATTATCGGTGTTGAATCACTTGACTATATGGACCTGTTCAAAAAGTTTGCTTATACTTATGGCAACCAAGAATCATACTCGTTGAATCACATATCGCATGTTGTGCTCGGTGAAAAGAAACTAGACTATTCTGACATCGGTGACTTGATGGATTTGTATGATACAGACTTTCAGAAATTTATTGATTACAATGCTAAAGACGTTGCACTGGTTCATCGCATTGATGAGAAACTCGGTTTGATTGATTTGGTAATGACAATGGCTTATATGGCTGGTGTGAACTATTCAGATACACTTGGCACTACCGCAATATGGGATTGTATTATCTATCGAGAACTGATGAAGAAAAAGATTGCAGTCCCGCAACCAAATAAACATGAGAAGGTCAGTTTTGCTGGCGGATATGTTAAAGACCCACATGTTGGAATGCACGATTGGGTAATGTCTTTTGATTTAAATTCACTTTATCCTAACATAATTATTCAATACAACATGTCGCCGGAAACACTGATTAACGTCGATGGCGCAATCGGTGCAACCGCCGCGAACGGTGCTACATTCAGAAAAGACAAAAAAGGTATCATACCAGAGATTGTCGAGAAGATGTATGAAACTCGTGTTACCACTAAAAACAAAATGTTAGAGGTAAAGCAACAGATAGAAACTGACGGTAACACAGAGGCACTTGTTCGCGAGGCGACAATATTGGAAAACAAACAGATGGCGACTAAGATTCTTCTTAATTCGCTTTATGGAGCTATGGGTAATATCTGGTTCAGATACTTCGACTTACGAGTTGCCGAAGGCGTGACTCTTACAGGTCAAGCTGTAATCAAACATGCTGAGACATCGGTGAACAAATATCTACACAAAGTAATGCAAGACGATAAAGACCGTGTGATTGCTATGGATACTGACTCTCTTTATGTTTCTGTCGGTGACCTCGTTAATAAGTATTGCAAAGAAGACCCAGTGAAGTTCCTAGACAAATTTGGCAATGAGGCAATCGAACCAGTTCTCGCAAAAGCCTATGAACAGTTCGCAAAAGATTCTAATGCTTATGACAATCGAATGGTTATGAAACGAGAAGCAATCGCAGATCGTGGTATATGGACTGCTAAGAAAAGATACATACTCAATGTACATAATAACGAAGGTGTTCAGTATGCCAAACCAAAAATCAAAGTGATGGGCATCGAAGCCGTCAAGTCATCTACTCCTGCTATCTGTCGCGATGCTATGAAACAGATGTTCAATATTATTGTACAAGGCGACGAGAAGAAGACACAGAATGCCATCGCAGAATTTAGAGACTATTTCAAAACATTATCGCCCGACAAGATTGCTTTTCCTCGTGGTGTAAGCCTT